AATTATTCTTACCTGAAAAAAATGTTTTAGGTATAACAAGTGTTCTTTTAAAAGACGGGACACAATATAATACAATTCCAAATCCACAAGAATTTTTAGGTTTAGAAAATAGATGGTATGAAGTTAAAGCACTTGCTGAAGACAGAGTATTCATCGAAGATCCAACTAAAGTTTCTGATCAACCTGGTATTAAGGTTGGTAAATATATTTTAACTAATACTAAGTTTACGTCAGAATACACACCTGAAGGTTATTTAAAAATGACATTTGGTGGTGGTAATGTTTCTGCGGAAGAACAACTTAGGGACTTTGCAAGATCAGGTAAAGGATTTGACTTAAACAAATATTCTAACAATTTAGCCTTAGGTGCGGCTCTTAAATCAAACTCAACATTGTTTATACAATACAGAGTTGGTGGAGGACAAGCGACTAACTTAGGTATTAATGTAATCAACCAAATTGGAACGGTATCATTCTTTGTTAATGGTCCTTCAGAAAGTGTTAACAGATCTGTTATTAATACATTGAAATGTAATAACGTTACGGCAGCGATTGGAGGGGCAAACGCACCAACACTCGAAGAAGTAAGAAATATGGTCTCATATAACTTCTCTGCTCAAAATAGAGCGGTTACAATAAATGACTACGAATCAATTATTAGAACAATGCCTTCTCAGTTTGGTGCACCGGCAAAGGTTGCGATTACTGAGGAAAATAACATGATAAAAATAAAAATGTTATCTTACGACACAAGTGGTAATTTAACTGATACAATATCAAATACTTTAAAAAGTAATGTCGCAAGTTACCTATCAAACTACAGAATGATTAATGACTACATCTCAATTGAAAGTGCGAACCCTATTGACTTGGCGGTTAATGTTGATGTTGTGTTGGATGCTAGTCAAAACCAAGGAGCAATTGTATCTAAAATTATTGACATCATTACAACATACTTTAGTCCAACAACAAGACAATTAGGTCAAAATGTTGTTGTATCTGAATTAAGAAGATTGATTCAAGCGGAAAATGGTGTAGTGAGTATTTCTGATATGGAATTCTTTAATAAGGTTGGGGGTCAGTACTCTTCAAACCAAACATCTCAGAAATATTCGGACCCTGCAACAAGACAAATCCAATTAATAGCTGACACAATTTTCGCAGAACCTACACAAATCTACCAAATTAGATTCCCTAACAAAGATATAAACGTTAGAGTTATCAATTTAAGTACAGTTAATTTCTCCTGATAATTTATTTTTTTTTAATTAGAACTATTTTTTGAAAATAGGAAATAAACTATTTATCAAAAAAGACTTTAATGCCGAAATCATATAGAATAAGGACCCAAGTAGGTGTCGACAAATACATCAACGTAAAGTTAGATCAAGATTTTGATTCTTTAGAAATCCTATCTTTAAAAATTAATCAATCAGATCTTTATACAAAGGTATGTTCAGACTATGGGGTTATAGTTGGTAGAGTCATAGTAAACGGTGGTTTTGGGTTACCAAACGCTAGAGTTTCGATATTCATACCATTAACTTCAGAAGATGAGTTAGACCCAACAATATCTGAATTATACCCATATAAAACTTTATCTGACAATAATGATGCTGGTTATAGATATAATCTATTACCTCATGATCCGTCATATAGTGTCCATGCGGCAACAGGCACGTTCCCAAATAGGGAAGAAGTTCTATTAGACCAAACTTATATTGAAGTTTACGACAAATATTACAAATACACTGTTAAAACAAATGATAGTGGTGATTATATGATATTTGGAGTTCCTGTTGGAACTCAAACTGTTTTTATGGATGTTGATTTATCGGATATTGGATGTTTCTCATTAACACCACAAGACTTAATTAATGCGGGTCAGGCAACTGAAACACAAGTAAATGGGTCTACATTTAAGAAGTCATCAAATTTAAGTGAATTACCACAGATTAAAACATTAAATAAAAATGTTGACATATCACCTCTTTGGGGTCAAGAAGACATTTGTCAAATAGGAATTACGAGAGTTGATTTTGATTTAACTAATGAGGCGAATGTTACTATTAGACCTAACGCTATTTTTATGGGGTCTCTTATTTCGACAACTAACGATGATGCACTTAAGACAAATTGTAAACCAAAAAATAATACAGGTAACTTATGTGAGTTAATCTCAGGGCCGGGTCAAATATTATCTATTAGACAAACAATATATCCTGATAAAAATAATTTACCAGTTCTTGAAGAACATAAGTTTGAACAAGATGGTAAGATTATAGATGGAGATGGTTCATTTTTGGCAAATGTGCCAATGAACTTGGATTATATTATAACAAATGAATTCGGGGAACAAGTAATATCAAATGACCCAACAAAAGGTATTCCAACAAAAGGAAGATATAGATTTAAATTTAAATGGAGTAATGAAGGTGGATTACAGAATGAGTTTCAACGAGCAAATTTCTTAGTTCCAAACATTAAAGAACATGGTTGGACATCAAGTAGTACGGATCCATTTGATCCAAGTTCGACAACACCATTTTCGATTATAATGCCGTCGACATTCCCTATTAATCCACCACAATATACAGGATCAACAATTGCAACAACTAATGGTGGTCTTTTATTTGATGATTCTATTAACAGTAAAAACTTTACGATTTATATTGACGATGGTAGTGGTCCGCAACCTTATTATGGTGATATAACGGTTATACCCGTTAATGCTGGTGACATTATTTTAGCGGTATCAGAACCAATAGACGATACCCAACAACAGGAAGTTAATTTTACTTTTTATCCTCAGAATTATTTTGATTTATTAAGATCATACACATTTAGTTTAGATTGGGATGATTATGTTGACCCATTATCAGCAATCAATTGTGAGGATACGTTCTACGAAATGAACTACAATAAAGTTTATACAACCGCAATGTTTCTCGATAGATACAAAAATGGGGTTTCAAGAGCAAGACATTTAGGGATTAAGGAAATTGATAATAGAAGTTGTAAATCAACGGTTAACACATTTCCTGCTAACGATATTATTAGAAATTTTGATTTCATATTTTTCATATTTAACATACTAATTAATATTTTAACATTCCCATTATTAGTATTATTATTTGTCGCCCACTTCATAGCATGGGCATGGCCTGTTTTAAAGTACCTATTAATCGTTTTAGGAATCTATTTCGCATTTGATGCAATAAGGGATATGATTGACTGGATTAACTCGTTAATCGAGGTATTTGCATTTGCACCTTTAGGTGGACCTGTAATTAATTTTGGTTTGATATTAAGAATTGTCGCACAAGCATTATCATTTATATTTAGGTTAGCGTTATCAATTGCGTTTATTGTGTTTACAATCAAATATTTACTTAAGATAAAGAATTTCCCAAGGATAGGTTTACCTATGATATCTTATCCTGAGTGTACAAGTTGTGATTGTGATTGTGGACCTGCGACTTTGGAAGATGACATTGACTCAACCTCAGTTCAGGACTCAATTGATTCACAACAAGAAGGTGGTGTTGATGTTGAACTTGGTCAGGCAAACGGATTTTTAGCACCTGTTAACGTGCCGGCATCATATGATGTTCTCCATCCTAATAGTCAAAATGATCCAGTTGAGGATCAAATGGAATTAAATGATGGTCCATTTTGGTCACCTGAACTTACTACGGCTATTAATGAATGTGATATACCGTCATTAATTACTGCGGCAATGAAACAGGATATAACACCTGAAGTTGCGGCAAGAGGTATTGTTGACTATCAAAGAATGTTCTCAGGTTATGATATATTATCATCATCTACCAACCCATCTGATGTTGGTAAGACAACAGTTTTTGCTAATGAATTTTCATTATATCACGCTCCCCAACCATTTTTATTTGGGGCTTGGGACAATGCGGGGGTAGACCCAAGAAACTGGGGATTCCCAACAAAAGAAACTTTCCCACAAAAATTAAATGAATTTAATACGAGAGATAAATATTTTGGGACAAATGCCCCAAATATAATTAAAACTTATGTTAACCAATCTTTGGGTAATCTTCATTTTGATGATCAAATTGTTGTTGTTTTAGCTAATCCTGGCACAAAAGACCAAATGCAAGTTGGTAAACCAATTAGTTTTAATAACCCATTATTATCTAATGGTTATGTTAACGTAACGGGAGGTACGTTAAATCAATTCGGTAATAATGCAATTACAGGTACAACAATAACAGGTACAACATCGATAACCGTTAATTATGCGGATTCTTCAAATATTAACAATACAACACCTATTCCTGTAAGTCTTATTATTAATCAACCAATTATTACAAATGTTACCGCATCAACGCCGAATAGTGAAACTACTTATTTACAGTACCCAACTGATGTTGAATATTTTCAGATGATAACAGGTATGACGGCATCTGATTTCTTTGCTTTAAGTGGGGGTGCGTCAGGGACATTACCAACATCATCGTTCTTAAGACATAGAATAAAATTTATGTATTGTTGTAAAGGTGATTATGTTGAGTATGATGCTGGTGAGGCGTTTACTCAAATGACAAATTATGAAAATTTTGAAATTATCATACTAAATAGGGGTGTTGATGTACATACCGCACCTCAAAAAATTAAATATGATTTATCGAGAATATTTGGTAAATCATTTGGTGACGTTATAACACCTGAAGGTGATTATTATTTAAATGTACCAATACAACCAACAGGATTAAAACCTGCTAGTCATAATACCGCAACAAATAGTGCAACTAATCTGTATTTTCCTTCATATAATTTTAATATAGGACCTGCGGTTGGATCTAACCTTAACTATACGGCATTTACATCAAATTATCCTTATTACTATCTTTCAACTGATGACACTAGTG